AGCATCATCGTTGTCAAGGTCTAATGATTCTCTATAAGCATCATCACCAAGTAGAACACATGCTCTCTCTGCTTGATTCAAACTACCGAAGCAAGCAAATCCATTCTTCTTAATCTCCTCAGGGACTTCATGCTTCATGATTTAAATAATAAACTACAAACCAGATACAATCCCATTGCAGACCAGTATCCCAAAGTTGGTAATCCAAAAATACTTGGTATGACAGCATTCCATATCAACATAAGCATCAAAGGTAATACAAGGACAATTATACCTGCACCTATAAGACTTCGTGATGATTTTTTCATTGAATAGCAAGCGGTTGTAGTCGGTCAAGAATCTCACGATAAGCAGGTACAATATCACCTTCATCCTTCCTGAATAGATCCTTATCGAATCTCTCATCACTACCAATCTTCCAGAGTCTCATACTATCAGGACTGATCTCATCAGCAAGATACAAATCACCATGAGCATCATAACCATACTCAACTTTAAAGTCAACCAGGTCAATACCCATTATGTAGAACATCTGACGAAGGTAATCATTGACTCTCAGTGTCATCTCAATGAGAGGATCGGGATTATATCCCATTAGTTTTACACGATCTCTTGTCAACAGAGGATCATGCTTGTTATCATCCTTCAAGAAGAACTCAACAATAGGATGGGGTAGTGAGTAACCTTCTTGAAGAGTTGTCTCACGAACAATAGATCCAGCAGCACGGTTCCTACAAATAACTTCTAGAGGAATGATGTCTACCTTCTTACAGATCATCTTGTTAGCACCAACCATATTAATATAATGAGTTGGGATAAGTTCTTTGGAAAGTTTCTCAAAGATAATAGATGAGATGCTACAGCAGAGAGATCCTTTACCTAAAGGATGATCAACCATCTCACCGTTACCAGCAGTCACCTTGTCATGATACTCAATGACAACACGATCAGCATCATCACCAGCGTATACAGTTTTGACTTTACCTTCTAAAATTACTTCCATAGTTTTTAGATCCACTCAGGTTTACGGTTGGGGAGTCGAAGATAATTATCGCACACCCATGGTTTAGATGCAATATACATCTTATATGCTTCAATAGTAGAGATATTGTCATCAAACTTATACTCATCAGGCATTGCTCGCACAAAAGGAGTATGATTATCCCATTTCATATAGGGAATGATTTCGTCAGCAGCAATAAGAGTCCTATAGCAGGTATGGTTTTTTCCATACCGATTATAATACTCGTCACATAATGCAATGCCATGAGCAAGCAACCATCTAGAGTTCTCTACAGTCTCATTCGCCCAGATAGTGCAAGGATGATTACGGAACGCTCCCTTGTCCGTAGCATAGGGGTTACCGTCTTTCTTAGGCAATGTACCATAACCATGTCCCCACTTGTCTGAGGCGACTATAGAGAGCATCTGGCAGGTCTCCAGGGGCATCTTGACGATGTGCTTGTCTGGTAGAACCTCAGCAGACTTCTGTGGAGACTCATCAGTGACGAAGATGTTCATTTTTTTGAATCAACCCAACAAGGTTTGCAAAGCGAATTCTTATATCTGTTCTCAGATGGGACATAGCATCCAACCTGAGGGCATTGATTCGCTGGTATCAACTTACCACACCCAACACACCTTGTCTCCCACATCTTCATAATGTCCTCTCAAGTCTATTTGTTGCTTGATCTGGGAAGTCTCTTGGTCTACTATCGGTAGCATTGTCAGTTTTAGGAGAACCCTCGTTCGCCTTCATAGTATGCTGATAGTTTGGTCGTGGGTATCTCATGTAAAATGGATCAGGCATCCAGTATGTTACCTGCCATTCTTGATCGGGATTTAACTCAAGATGTTTCTCTACACTGTGAGCAAAACTACCAAGTTGAATGTATCCATCGTGAGTGATACATCTGCCGTTGCCAGCATCAACTACGAACATCATCTTGCTACTCATAGCACTTCTTGCTCTGGGTTAAGATTCTTGACAAATTGCACAGGATCTTTTTCAGACTTGTGTACCCAATGATACCGCATCATCTTAAAAATAGGATCCCATGTGACGACACAAACATAATCAGTCACGTTTATTCCCCGTTGCAAAGGGATCATTCTCATAGTATGATTCCCATTCTGCAGGTTTCCAAGAGTTTACATCTTTACGAATGTCTTCGATCTTATTCTCAATATCTTTGAGTTTTTGTTCAATTCGTTCCCAAGGTTGCATATTCTCGTACATATCCTTTGCTTATTATAAAACCCCCATGACCAGAAGTCAAGAGGGTAAGGACATTAGTTTTTTATTCGTTTATTAGACATATTTGATAGCTAAAGGTCTATCAGACAGAAGAGTTTTGCAAATCCTCTTGCAAGTCGGTTGAGAGTCGTCGCACTCGATCAAACATTCAAAGTACTCATTGATTGCATCCTCCATTGCACTGGCACGTTCAACAGTCTCTTCAAATTTTTTCCATCCTGCTAGTTGATTGTAAGAAATTAAGTTATGCATTTTTAGGGTTCTCACTGATAGTATTGGTGGTCCATGATGTAAATAACCGATCCTACATGGCGTCCTCCTTATTACTAATCTGTATTATATAGCATAGTTTGTGTTAATTTACTAACATTTGTTAATTTAACATGTAACTCAATTTTTATACACGTTTCTTTACATGTGTTACTACTTCTAGAATGCCTTTACGAAACAAAAGTCTACATTCTGGGTAAGGTGCATAGTAACAATCCCACTTGCTTGGATATACCGTCACTTTACCAGAGAAGTAAAATGGTATACATTTACCATGATTGCCATTCCTTACCCATTTAAATTCATCCTCATGGAAGTCATGAGTATTATCACAATTAATCAACCACAATCTTGCGGCAGGATCTAAAAAGAATAACCTGACAAAAGGTGATCCAGTGATATTTTTAGTCTCTAATTCTCTTCTGTTCCATCCAGCACCAAAATCATAGTGGTTTAGGATGGTATCATGTAGTTGATCAAATTGTCCCATCGTTACTCATTTAGGATCTTTATTAAGGTAGAATCCTCTCCAATCACACACTCGTATGCACAGATCAAGATCCCAACCAAGTTTTCTATTTGCAGAGTGATCATTCCTTGGTTTATATACCACTCCATCTGCAAATCCAACAAAAGCATGAAGTTTATATTCATCCTCATCAAGGATTTGCACAATTTTAAAGTACTTTCTGTTGTCACAATCAACAATAAAAGAACCAATATCAAAGTTAGTCTCCAACTCCTTCTTCTTTAATTCAATATCTTTAGAAGACCCACCAGTTTGATCAATGATCCTGCTAAGTTTCCAAAGAGTATCTCTTCTGTAATCGGAAGTCAATTTAATACATAGAAGTCCAACTTTGCTTAGCAATTTGTTTTTATCCATTGCTCAGTAAATCGTATATACTATCTATGTTACCGCATCCCAAACCTCTTTGTAGACATATTCGTCTTTAAGATTAAAATACAAACGATGATTCTCAGTATGAACATAGTAACCTATGAGATTCTTACCGTCATCGGTCCAACCATATCCGATAACTTTCTCATCAATATTTTGAATGTCCAGTTTCTTTTCAGTATGCAGATAGTGATTGTACTTTTGATGTAAATTAATCATAAGTGCCCTGGTTACTAATGTCTTCATATTCTAACATTATGTAGGAGATTTTTCAAATTCCTTCGGGATCGCTTAATATTTGTATCCAATCTTGTTGTGATTACTCTCCTATGTCGGTCAATGGTCCCCACTTACCAGAGTCACCCTCTCTACGATTGTCCAATTTATCAAAGATATCTTCAAGGGTGGTAAGAGTCTCAATATTACTAATCATCTCAGCAATAGATTTACATACATGTGGTTTTTCACCACGGGCAGCAAACGCTAAAGCATTGCGAAGATTACCTTCTGCATCCCTCAAAGAATCCTTAACCGAATCTGATAGTGCCATAATTACTCCAGTTTGTACTATTATACTATATTATTTTAACCATGTCACCATGGAATACCTAGTACCCTCAAGAACTGGTAGAACTTGATGAGGGTACATAAAGTTTGATGGGAAGACAATTACGCTACCTGCAGGTATTGCAATCTCAATCTCACCATTAAAGAATGCAACGTTGCCACCCTTATAGTTATCATTTAAAGCATAGATTACTGAGACTGATCTCATCATCTCTTTAAAACTGTCACAGTGCTCAGAATAAAACCCTCCAGTCGTATATCTGAGCAAATCGTATCCAGTGTCTTCTTTTACTACACAATGTGGGAAGTCACCCATATACTTTTGGGCGACTAAACAACAAGATTTAAAGAATATCCTATCAATAGTACGTCTAGTCTCTGTTGTTAGTAAGTCTGGTAATGATACACCAATGGTGTCACAATTCCTAACTTGACGATTTTCGACACTATCCGCACTTACTGATGCAGATTTCCATAAATCACACTCTGCATATTCCTGCATTATAATCTCACAATCTGCAGGAGTGAGTATATTATCATAGACCTTGATATACTCTGCTAAAGCATTATTTGAGACAACAGGTGGTTTGGGTTCTTCTTTTACCTTCACAGGATCATTAACATAACGATGATTTTTATTGAAGTAACTCTCAAAATGCACTCCATTACTTCTAACATAGTGCAAAAACACTTGAGTGCAGTAATTACCCATAAATGGTTCTCTACCATGAGAAGCACTACATCCAAGATATATCATAGCATCACCAGGTTCTAGTGACACATTTTTTATTGTGCCATCTGGTCTGGTTATATGAATATCCCAGATCTCATCACAATCAAGATTGATAGTTAATGATATCTCACACTCTGGTTTATCCGTATGATCTTTTAATGCATCACCATGACCATATATCCTTGCATAAGAATAAGTTGGTAGGACTGTCTCTCCTACCAACTGCGTAACAGTCATTGATTTTTCAATAAGTAACTCCAAAAATGGTATATAATCCATCTTTGCAGTAAAACAACCAGGGACCTGTGGGTCTTCACCCATCTCATGGGTTGTTACATACTCATTATAACTTTGTGATAATTCTTTTGTTCTGGATGATGATATAAAGTTAGGAACAACCAAATAGTTGTTCTTGATCAATTGTTCATTCATTTGTCAGGCACACTAGCATCAGGTACTTCTGGACTATCGTCGGTGCCATCAATTAACTTCTCAATTTCGTCCACAATTTGCTCATCTGGTGTATCATCAAACATCATCTCTAAATTAAACTCATTATCTAAAATAGACAAGTCTACTTCTAATTGAGACTTAGCAAAATCTTCGCTATCAACATCAACATCCTCTTCTACATCAAGAATGTTATCAACGTCACCTTCAAGAGCAGCACCAATAGATTCTATACTTTCACCTTCTACTTCTTCAATGACAGCATCATCAAACAAACTACCATCAAGATTAGAGTCAAATACTGTTACATTCTGAAATTCTTGTTGGTCAAATGCACCTTCTTTAGATAATTCACCAAGAGAATTCTCTACAGAGTCTTGAGCATAGAAGAATTGATTATGGGTTTCTTCAATTGTTTTCTGTACATTCTCCATTTGAACTTCATGATCTTCTGCCATATTGGCCAGATCTTTTTGATAGTCAGATTCAACTTCAGATAGATTGACATCATTAAGCATCCTTATTTCATCAACTTCTGCCATTGTAATCTCACGATCACGCTCCAATTCAGAAAGATTCTCCTCATGTCTTTGCTGCATCTCATCCATCTGATCTTGCAGTCTCTTCTGTACTTGTTGATCTTCCCAATTTACTGCATCTAAAGTCTCTTGGTGACGCTGCTGCATCTCATCCATTTGAGTTTCTAATTCTTGCATTGCTTCTGCCCAAGAGAATGCATCCTTCTCCAATTGCTTCTCTTTAGCAATTCTCTCTGCTTCAGCAGTCTCAAATTTATCCTGCCAATGCTTCACATACTTATCAATGTGATTTCTACAAGCAGTGTCATTTAGTCTATCTGATGAGTCATATTCAATCTCACCTGTTCCTTCAGGAGTTCCATCATCCTTCCATTGAATTGCCCAAAGATGCTCAATATCAGCAAATGGCCAATCTTCATCAGTAAACCAGATGCCTTGACCATTTACTGAAATATACTTATCTGCTTCAATAAGAGTAAATTTAGTTACATTCATTCGTCAACCTCTTTTATTTGTGCTGGAATTACTGTTGAGTTTCTTGCTTGATGTAGCATTTGTGCTGCAGAGGATAACACACTAATGTTAGTCTCATTTGATTTCACCATCTCATTCCTAAAAGATTCTACGCCAGCACTAGTAGAACGTTGTTGATTTGAATTTTCAATTAGTAACATTGGCATCCAGGTGACTGCACAACCCCATTCATCAACTGGCTCTCCTGTCTGAGGATTCATGCCCCGAATTTGAGTATACCAAGAACATTCAAGACCAAGACAATCTTTACCAATTAAAGGACAAAATTTGCCAACCTCCAGTTTTGCCATAATATCTCCAATGTAAAATAATTATACCATATTTAGTTCAAAGAGCACAGTATAACGTCAACATATTGAACCTCCATAGTTACACTCAAATTTGCAGTCTCGTTAATTGTTGCAGATCCTGAGAATGGGTGTGTGTGTGCTTGACCACCGCCTGCGCCACCTGTTGCAACAGATCCATTTGTAGCAAATGTTGTTCCAGAATTACTAAAAGGTGTAGCAACCGCGCCAGCTGCTGGTCCAACAAGTAAAGTATGTGTGTGGTTTGCTAATTGTGTTAATGATAAAGTATGTCCACCAAGTGATGCAGTGATAGGAAATGTTCCAGTAATACCAACACTTATGGTATTGGATGCTTGTAATACTGTTGTCCAATTTGAGGTATTACCACTTCCACCACCAGTCCCATTAACAACCCTTAGTGCTTTATTACCTTGCGAAGCATCTTGGGTCCAACCAGTTGGTGCTGTTGATTGGTAGAATAGTTTTTTAGTTCCTGCTGGATAAATCCAATAAAAACTAGTGATGCTATCATTAGCGTCTAAAAGATTAAACTGTATTCCATTAGCGGTTAATCTTGCCATATCAACTAAATCTGCAGACGATTACATCAATATATTGAAGTCTCATGTCAAGAGAACCAGATCCATTCACGTTAAATGCTATAGTACCACTCCAAGGGTGTGCGTGAGCTTGACCAATACCTTGAGGTGATACAACACCACCAGACTGATTAGTACCAGGAACTCTAAATGTGCTGCCGCCACTTGAAGCAACAGCTCCTCCACCAACTCCAGAACTATGAGTGTGATCTGGAATTTCAGATACTGCTAGAGAGTGACCACCAACAGTTCCTGTTACAGGTACTGTTGAAGCATAATTAACAGTCAAACTTGACGTGCTTGATGGGAATGTCTGGCTAAAGGTATTACCACCTGCTCCTGCTGTTGCACCATAACCAAACCCACCACCAGTTCCATTAACTAATCGGAGTGCTTTATCATTATGTGCAGTAACTTGTGTCCATCCAGTAGGAGCGGAAGATTGATAAAATACCGCAACCGAATTTTGCGCCAAAACAGAATATTTTGACGTTAAGGATGTACCATCATTAAATTCAATACCAGTGGCGGTTAATATTGCTGCCATTTTACAAACATACTTCCTTTATTTACTTATTTATCAACTACATTTAATCCAGAATCCGTCACCAGTAAATTCCCAACCATCTGCTAGGACTTCTTGATAACTATCATATTTATCTTTAAAACCCTCAGGAACATATGGAGGCCACTGTTCCCTGTAAAATTGTTGCGTCCATCCATCATTATATGGGGATGTTGCTTGAATCTGATTCATAATATCAGGGTAGATCTGACGCCTTGGTTCATCACTACCAATTTCACGTTCATAAACTGTTTTG